GAGCAAGCCCGAGGATGACATCGACCCGGACCTCTTGTCCGCCACCTGCAGCCTTATGGCCGCCTTGTCCGGCGACTTCACCCTGAACGGCCAGGTCCGCAACGTCGACATCCTCGGCGAGAGCGGCGAGCGGCTGCGGGCACAGCCGGGCTTTGTCGAGCAGGACGGCAAGTACTTCCGGATCGCCGAACTGACGCTGCCGGTCGTGATCAACGACATGTGGACGGTGAGCCCGTGATGCCAGTCACTGCCCATGCGTTCACCGAGGCGCTGCACAAGGCCGGGATCGTCGGCGACCCGGACACGATCACTCGCATCGTCATCGACGTCCGGCCGGACTCGTTCGTGGAGATTCACGTCCGCTACGTCGGCGACACCCGGCTGCTCGAGGTGACCGACATACTCGCGGGCGCCGAGGTGGTGGCCGACGCGCAGGTAAGCGGGGGTGCCGGAGCCGACCCGGCTGACCAGGGTTTCGCAGCAGACCAGCCACCGAAGGCTGACCCGGCGGGGACGCCCGGCGGGGAGCGCGTGGTCCCGCCCTCCGCCGCCACCTTGCTCGACGCCTGCCGCGCGCAGGTCACGCAAGACCTGTCACCGCTCGCATGCCGTGACCAGGTACCAGGGGAGGCATAGCAGTGGCCAAAATCTCGGGCATCGGAGGACGCCTGCTCCTAGGTGGCTACGACATTTCCACCGACATCACCGACTTTGCTGCCAGCGGCAAGGTGGCGCTGCTCGACGTCACGGACATCACCCAGAGCGCGCACAGCCGCCTGACGGGCCTGCATGACGGGGACATGAGCGTCACCGCGCTGATGGACCCGGCCAACGCCCACCCGGTCCTGTCAGCGCTCCCGACCGCTGACGAGATCATCGAGGCGCTGATCCCGCCGTTGTCGATCGGCTCGCCGGCGGCGTGCTGCAACGCCAAGGTCATCGACTACCCGCCGAGCCGGGCAAATGACGGCATGCTCAGCATGAAGGTGGAAGGCCAGGCCAACGGCTACGGGCTGGAATGGGCGCTGCAGCTCACCCCGGGCCTGCGGACCGACACCAGCGCTACCAACGGTGCCAGCCTGAACAACTCCGCTGCAACCCTGTGGGGCGCGCAGGCTTACCTCCAGGTAACCGCATTCACGGGCACTTCGGTCACGGTCGAGGTCGAGCACGCGCCCGACAACACGACGTGGACGAGCCTGCTGGCGTTCACCGCGGTCACCGCCGCGCCGGCGACGCAGCGGGTGGCCACGTTCACGGGCCCGTTCTCGGCGACCGACGCCTCCCCGTGCGTGTTCACTGCCGCCGGCTCAGCCTTCACCAACGGGACCCCGGTGGCCCTGGCCGCGCCGCCGCTGCCCCAGCTCCTGCCGGGAGGGTTCACGGCCGGGACAACCTACTACGTGGTAGACGCCAGCGGGGACACGTTCAGCCTGTCGGCGACCAGTGGCGGCAGCGCTATCAACTCGACCTCGGCCGGCGCCGGGGTGGTCAACCAGGTCGTTGAGCAATACCTGCGCGTGATCTCCACCGGGACGTTCAGCACGGCCACGTTCGCCGTGGCGGTCAACCGGAACCCGGCGCAGGTGACCCTCTGATGCCGCCATTGCTGAGGCCCCGCCGGACCCGGGACTACGTGGTCCGGATGCCGAAGGACACCACGGTCGTAGTCGCCTGCGAGCAGGTGCGCTGCGAGAACTGGATCTACGGCTGGGACACCATCCTCAACGAGAACACCCCGGAGGGCCGCGACGCCGCCCGGTGGATCCGCTCGGGCGCCTCAGGCCGCGATTTCCGGGAGATGGGCGTGCCGGACGGCGGGACGGTCGTGTTCCGGTTCGCCCCGCATCAGCGCTGCTTCGCCGAGCACCGGACCCGGCCTGCCTCGTGGCTGGTGCGCGCCGGAGGCCAGGTGCTCCACCGCCATTCGGGCATGGGCGGCTGGATTGACGACCTCGACAACCACGTCGGCCGATTGGCCGAGGCGGTGAAACGCGGATGAGCGCGGCACTAGGCAGCCGGATCGGCCTTCGCCCGCTTCCACTCGCGCATGTAACAGGGACCGCACATGCCCTTGGCCATGTGCGGTCTCTCGGGGTGACCACACTCATTAACCCTGGCAGTAAGCCTGGTGCTCGGGTCGCGCCTGCGTTCATCGCGTCGGTAGCAGCTTTTGCACATGCCCTTTGCGTAGTACGGCCGGTCGGAGTGACCGCATTCATTAAGTCGCTTAAGCCGGGGCTGCTTGGGGCTGCTGCGCCGGGGCTGCCTCGGCTTATTGATGGATCCGTTCGGGCCATACCGTTCGCGTCGCGTGATCCACGGATTGCGCCGGTTAGCGTTCTGCTCAGCCAGCGTGGCCCACTTGCAGTTCGCTGGCTCATAGTTGCCGTTGCCATCGATGCGTTCAAGCGTCAGCCCGTCGGGCCGGTCGCCCATGTCCGTCAGGAAATTCTCGAACTTCAGCCACTGCTCGCAGACGGTAATCCCCCGGCCGCCGTAGATGGGATACGAGGCGTTCCAGGGATCGAAGCATCGCGACATCATCCAGTGCCACGAGCTGTGAGCTCCCGCGTGCTCGCCCTTATTCACGTGGTCAGGAAACTGGCGGGCCATCTGCTCTCGCGCCTTGGCCGCGATGACCGCCTTCGCCTCATTCGTGTGGTGCTTGCCCTGCATCGGGTGCGCAACGCGGGCATTGTGCCCCGAGATGAACAGTCCAGAGCGGCCGCGGTCGGTTTTGCCAGAGGCCATTCCGCCGCAACCACAGGCACAGGGCACTGGCTCAGGCTTCGGTTTCCGTTTGTCGTGACCCCTGACCCATCTGGATCGCGGGCCCTTCGTCAACTCTCCGCACCCGCAAGCGCATGGCGGTGCCGGGATCGGCGGGATCTCCCCGGTCTTGACGTGGCCACGCTTGTGGTGGTTTGGAGCAAAGCGACTTTCCGGGCGCTTCGGGTATTCGCCGCAGCCGCATGCGCAGGGTTCGCGTTCCGTCATACGTCAATGATATGCGGCACCAAGACCTATATAGAGAGGATTTGATTCCCACGTCTAAGGTTTCGGGCCTCGGCGCAACTGTCGTAGTTGCTGATGCTACGCAGACGAACCAGACCATCAGCGATGACGTCACCGAGTTCTCACTGGCGACCCCGCGGGCCGTGCAGGACACGACGGGCGTGGATGTCTACGCCCACCAGCGGCTGCTGCTGCTCGCTGACGCCACGGTCAGCCTGAAGGGCGTCTTCAATCCGGCGGCCAACATGTCGCACGCGGTGCTGTCCACGGTGCCGAGCACGAGTGTCGTGCGGAGCACGCAGATCACGCCGACCGCGAGTGAGTATCCGTACCTGGGGTTCAACGCGGACTACTCCTCCTACGACGTCTCCCGGGCGAATGACGGCGCCCTTACCTGGGCATCAGAAGGTGCATTGGCGGACGGAAACACCCCAACCTGGACAAATGCGGCATGAGTGAGCAGAACGGGAACGGTGGCGGGTTCGAGCGGCGCCTGTACAAGCTCACCTTCAAGGGTGACCCCGCGTTCGACGGCCTGGAGGTCACCTGCCGGGCGCCGAGCATGCGCGTGCTGATGGCGATGGAGGAGAAGATCCCCCGCGCCGTCATGGCCGCGGGCGCATCGATGACGGCAGATGCCGCTCCGGACCTGAGCGGGGTCACCGAAGACGACGCCGGCAGCGCGATTCAGGACGTCCTGCAGATGCTGTCCGACCAGATCGTCGCGTGGAACGTCACCGAGAACGGCAAGGCGGTGCCGGTGTCCCACGACTCGCTGATGGACCAGGACTTCCCGATGCTCATGGCCATCCTCGATGCCTACCAGCGGGAGGTCATGCGCCTGTCGCAGGTGGCGCCCCCTTTGCCGAAGCGATCTGGGAGTCAGCAGGCAAGCCCGGCAGCCCCCCGGATCCAGATCCCGATGACGACGCTGACGCCGGCGGAGAGCCCGGCGAGCTGACCCGCGCCCGGCTGGTCCTGTCCCTGTGCGACCGCTGGCACAAGACCCCGGACGAGGTCCTCAGCATCCCCGACGCCCCTGAGTTGCTGCGGATGCTGCGGATCGAGGCACTGGCCCGGCCCGAGCAGATGGAGGGAGGTGATTACTGAGCATGGCCGCTGGCGGGACCAATGTCGTCAACATCGAGGTCACGGCTACCAACGCGACCCAGGAAGGGTTCGCCGCCGCAGCCGAGGGCGCGGAGGAAGCGGGGGCCGCGGCCGACGAGTACGGCGCTGCGCTGGAAAAGGTCACCGAGGCGGAGACCGAGTACGCGGCAGCGCAGGCCGACGCAGCCTCAGCGCAGGAGGCACTGAACGAGCTCCAGCAGGGTGGCACGGCGACCGCGGACGAACTCGCGGCAGCCCAGGACCGGGTCACGGAGACCGCGCTGGCGTCCATGGATGCCCAGCTGCGGCTCGGTGCGGCGGACGCGGAAGTGGCCAGCATGCAGCGCGACCAGGCCGCGGCCTCCGACGAGCAGGCGACAGCGAACGAGGAGTCCGGCGCCGCGGCGGCCGGGATGGGCTCCAAGTACAAGATGGCGCTCCTGGGAGTCGCGGTCGGCATGGGGCTGGCGGTCAAGGCCGCCGGGGATTTCCAGCAGCAGACCGTCCGCCTGGTCACGAGCGCGGGCGAGAGCGCGAAGAACCTGTCGATGGTCCAGCAGGGCGTCCTGGCCCTGTCCGGCGCCACGGACACGTCCACGTCGCAGCTCGCCAGCGGCATGTACCTCGTGGAGTCCGCCGGGTTCCACGGGGCGCAGGGCCTCGAGGTCCTGAAGGCGGCGGCCGAGGGGGCGCAGGCTGAGGGCGCCGATCTGGCCACCGTCAGCAATGCGCTGACCAGCGCGCTCAACGCTTACGGGCTCGGCGCGTCACATGCGACCCAGTACACCAACATGATGCTCGCCGCGGTCGGCCAGGGAAAGATGACCATGCAGGCGCTGGCCGGGTCGCTGGCCGCGGTCCTGCCTGTCGCCTCCGCCGCGCACATCTCCTTCCAGCAGGTCGCCGGCGCGATCGCCACCATGACCAGCCAGGGCACGTCGGCCGAGGAGGCCGCCCAGCTCCTGCGGCACACCATCACCAGTCTCCAGAACCCCACAACGGTCCAGACCGCCGAGATGAACCAGCTCGGGCTGAACAGCAACGAACTCGCCAAAAACATCGGGAAGGAGGGTCTGACCGGCACCATCCAGGAACTTGAGGAAGCGATCCTCAAGAACATGGGGCCGGCCGGAATGGTCCTGCTCAAGAGCTTTAACCAGTCCCAGCTCGCGGCGCAGAGCGAAAAGGAAATGCTCGACTCGATGCCGCCGAGCATCCGCGGCCTCGCCGAGGCCTATGCCAACGGCACCGTTTCGGTGGCTAACTGGCAGAAAGAGCTTTACCAGGGGTCGTTCAGCGCCAACCAGAAAGCACTGCTGGAGCAGTTCGCAACGGTTGCCAACACGGCGGACGGCTTCAACAACGAACTCAAATCCGGCCAGGGTGACGCGCAGACGTTCACGGCGGCGCTGGCGAAACTGATGGGCGGGGCCGAGGGACTGCAGGTGGCGCTGCTGACCGGCGGCCAGCACATGAGCACGTTTCAGAAGAACGTCAAGGCGGTCGGCGAGG